GCTTTAGCTCAGCCACAAAAAAGCCGCAGAGATGCGGCTTTTTTATGCCGTTAAATCGGCCTTTTCCGGCATCTTTGGCGGCAGGCCGACATTCATTTTTCGCAGGCGCAGATAACGCTGCGTCATCTTGGCGTCCGTCTGACCGCCCAGTTTCTGTACTTCATTGCCCTAGTCGTCGGTATCGGAAAGAGACTTGGCGAGCAGGTCGTGAAGGCTCGCATCCTCGACTCCAGCCTTCTTGCAGCTGATCGCAAACGCGTCCTTGACCGAGCTGTAATGCACCGGCTTCTCGCCGCGCGGAGAACAGAATAGGGTCAGGCCACGGACCTTCCGGGGCAGCGCTTTGATCCGGGCAATCAAATCCTCGAGGTCGGGCGTCATCTGTACCAGAAGTCTGGCGTTGGTCTTTTCCTGCTTGAAGGCGATCCTATCGGCACAGATATCCGCCAGGCGGATGGCCAGAACGTCACCGATGCGCTGGCCGGTCAGGTAACACATCTCGTAGATGACACGCATGTTGTCGCTTGAATTGGCGCAAATCGACTGGAATTCACCGTGAGTGATGTAGCGGTCGCGCTTGTGTTCTAAGTGGCGTCTAACGCCTATGTAAGGGGTCGAGTCGACGATCTGCTGCTCCAGTGCGTAGGCAAACACCGCGCGCAGTACCGAAATAACCCGGTGCGACATATTCGGCGTGTCCGCCATGTGAAGCTTGCGCGCGACGACGTGCCGCTGCAGCACCTCTCGGGGCTGGAAGTCGGCGAATTTTTCCTTCAGCCGCTCGCATGCCGCTTCGTACTGCTTGAGGGTGTTCTGCTTGAGGGGCGGCTTTGTCCTAGTGCGCATCTGTTTGAGCGCATCGTCGATATCAACAGGCTCTACGCCGCTGTTGCTCTTGATAACGTTGGGCCTGGCTGGTTTTGGCACATAGCCGGACATGCGACTTCCTTTTCGTCCTGGGAGAGTCGCGGATGAGGCTAGGGAAGAATGGCGTTACCGGGAATTCAAGACCGTCGACGCGAGTCGTAGGATCGTTCCGAAAAGTTGAGCAGCGCTTTCAAAGCGCATCAGTAAAGGCGTAACCACGATTGACTGCGCGCAGTGATGCCGGGCAGTCATTGCGCGACAAGCCCGCACGTACAGTGGGGGCGGCAAGCGCCCCTTTTTGCTTTTGCCCCTTACTGAGTGCCGACGGGCGAATCCAACACCTTCACTACATCATCAATCACCGCTTTTACCATCTCCTGCAAGTAATGCGACGCCCAGGCATAACGGTCCGTTTCCTTGGTCATCGCCGCATCTTCTGAGAGCTGCTTCGCGACGTGGAGGAGGTCGGAGGCGTGTTGCAAAGCTTCGTGCAGAGAAACGCCGCTGTTGACGCGGAAAAGAGGTTGGTCGGAGTGGAAAGAGAAGGGGGTGACGCCGAGGGTGGTTAATGCAGACGGATTTGTCGCGGTCATCGGTAAAACTCCCATATCAATTGAGAGCTACCACATTCGTTATCAGGCGAATGGGCGCTGTGCGCCTTGATTAACTCGGGTTCTCATGCCCGTCGCTGAATTTGCAGCGACCGGGGGAGGTTAGCGTGATGGTGGGGAGGGTGCAAGTGGGAATAATAAGGCCCTTTGCTTGGTCTGAGTGCCAGTGGGCTCAAGCTCGCTGAAGGCGCCTTGAACTGATCATTTGAAGCTTTAATACTAAGGTTGATCAGCCATGGTCATTGGTTTAATGGCTAAGGCCGCTTTCGGCCAGAAGCGGACGTTTTGAGGAGAGAAATTAAATCCGCCCCCTTCATCCACTATGCCTTTCTCGTCTCTTCCATTACGAGTCACAGGCCTACGGACCTGAGCAGCGGCCAATACCAAGGGGACCTAGATCGCTGGAGGGCGGTTGTAGCGTCCATATTCCAGGCGCTGGATTTTTATGGAGATCATCGCGAAAAGGAGGAGGATACCTATGCCGCCGGAAGCCGCGACAACCACGGAAAAAGCCCCCCCAAATATGAGCAATACTGCCGGTGCTCCTGAGCGCAGCGAAGACGAGACAAACAAGCGAAATCACGAATCCCAGAATCGCAATGGCCAACGAGCACTCCCGCTCAAATTTGTCCTGAACCGGATCCCCACCGACTAGTGTTCTCGGAATCTCCCGAATGCAAGCCGCCCAGATAGAAACGCAGAAAAAAGAGAACGCCGGAAACTGCAGGGAAATATCAGGTTCGGGGTTCGAAAAATAGATGATGAAAAGCCATATAAGCACAGGCATCAACGTCAGAAGCACTTCATACGTCGCCCAAACCGATGACCGAGCGATGATGCTTCCATTCGACATTGACGCCTTCCCGCTCCCATTTCCTTCACTCAAAATCTGTCTCCTGCCAATAAATGAATGATAAAAGTCGTCCGCGTACAGGCGGTGACCGCAATGACGGCCCTCGGCTTGGCGGGCGAGTAATGATATCAAATAGGCATCATCCATGATAGAGATTGGAACAACCGATCGGTTCGCCGGTGTGCTGTACTGAAGACGCGATTTAAATGCCCGCCCCTTGGGATAAAGGGGACGGATTTAATTTCTCTATTCAAAACGTCCGCTCTTTCCGCTTGCAGTCCCTTACTTTAAGTAGGCTTATGGGCAGGTAGTTAAAAGGACGAGTACAACTCGGCCTGAATCGCCTTTAATTTTCTAGACGAAACAGAATGACCCCTTTTGGCAGAAAGAAGCCTTCCAGAACGTTGAGCTTTTCGACTGCTTGGAGCCTCACGCACACCCAGGTCTTGTTTCTTGGAAATGCATAATCTATGCAAATTAGCATTTGCCAACCCCCAAATCCCCCGTCATCATCCGCGTTATGCAAAAACGCAACGTTTCAACCGTCTTAAGAGAGCTACTCGACCGCGACCGGATCTCCCCCACGGAGCTTCACCGGCGTACCGGCGTGCCTCAATCCACACTCTCCCGGATTCTCAGCGGCAAGATCGTTGACCCGTCGGATAAACACATCTCGCGCATCGCCGAGTACTTTCGCGTGAGCACCGACCAACTGCGCGGGCGCGTGGCGGTGGGCGCTTTGCGTGACGACGGGCGTGACCCGATGCATTCGGAGCTCAAGGACATAAGCCTGTGGGATGACGACACGCCCGTTAATGATGACGAGGTGTCGATCCCCTTTCTGCGTGAGGTTGAATTGGCTGCTGGATCAGGAAGATTCGTCATCGAGGAAAGCGAGAAGGCCAGCCTGCGTTTCGGCAAGCGCAGCCTTCGGCATAACGGTGTGCAGTTCGATCAGGCCAAGTGTGTGACGGTGCGCGGCAACAGTATGTTGCCGGTGCTGCGCGACGGCGCCACGGTGGGGGTGAATGCGGGCAAGTGTGGTATCGGCGATATTGTTGACGGCGACTTGTACGCCATCAACCACAACGGCCAATTGCGCGTGAAACAGCTCTATCGCTTGCCTTCCGGTATTCGCCTGCGCAGTTTCAACCGCGATGAGCACCCGGACGAGGACTACAGCTTTCAGGATATTCAGGATGAGCAGATCAGCATCCTCGGCCATGTGTTCTGGTGGGGTATGTACGCCCGTTAACCTTCTTGCGTAAGACCAAACCCGCCATGAGCGGGTTTTTTTTCGCCTGTAAAAACCGCCAAACCCTTTGTCCACCGGGCTTAAAATGCATTCATGCATTTCCACGGCAAAAATAAATGCACTGATGCATTGACTGTATATTTATACAGGCATATTCTTTATCTCAAGCCAGCCAACAAGGTCTGGTGGAGGCGGCAAGGATGCTGCCAAGGAAGACAAGGAAGGCAAGCAACATCGGCAAGGACGCCATCGAAGCGATGGCAGGGAAGCCAGGTAACACCGGCAAGGATGCCGACGCTCTTTAGTTGTAACGCTTTGAAAAACAGGCAGCGATGAACCGGCCTTAACGGTTCAGAGGGTTGGCAACTGACCCGGGTGCGCAGCGTAAAGCACCAGAAGCAGTTATCCGGCAGACAGGGATCGTGGTCGGAAAAAACATGGAGACAGGTCCGTACCGCGCCAGTAGCGCCGAAGGACCAGTGCCTTGCCTCACCCTTACGGGGCCTTTTTTGACGGCGTTTTATCGCCACGCCGGGTTGCCAGGCAACCGCGGTCATTTTTCAAAAGGTGCGTAAGGGTGGGGCAGGGCACAGGACATCATTACTGAAAAGCCTGGGCGACCGGGCTTTTTGGAATGCTTACCTATAAATGGATTTACCCAGAACCCGGCACTCTGCCGGTAATGCTCAGCCAGGAGGCGTGACATGACAAACGAGCAGCAAGCGTTGGCGGAAATGCCTGTCTGGCTGGTGATCGCACTGGCCGTGATCGGCGGGGTTTCCGGCGAAATGTGGCGCGCCGACAAAGAGGGCGCCCGCGGGTGGTCGCTGGTCCGGCGTCTGGCCCTGAGGTCCGGGGCGTGCATGGTGTGCGGGGTTTCAGCCCTAATGCTGTGTTACGCCGCCGGTATGTCGATTTGGACCGCCGGCGCCATCGGCTGCCTGACCGCCATGGCGGGTGCCGACGTGGCCATCGGCCTGTATGAGCGGTGGGCGGCCAAGCGCATCGGGGTCAACGAAAGCTCCCGCCCGGACCCGCAGTAACCGTTGCAAGGACGCTACCTAATGACACTTATCGAAAAACCATCCCAACTGCTACAGGCGATTGGCGAGGCGCTGCACCGTGCATTCCCGGACCTGAAGGTCGGCAGTTATCAGGACTTTCAGGGCGCCGTGGAACAAACCGCGGTGTTGATTTCGGTCGAGGGCAATGGCACGGGCACTCGCTCTTGCGAAGGGCGCAAGGCCCACGCCTTGGCGATCTCGCTCAAGGCCATTCTGGCGCCGGGTGCACTGCCATTTGACGCCTGCGACCTGGCCAGCCAACTCATGGACCTGGTGCTGGATAACCGCTGGAACTTGCCGCTGGCGCAGTGCGATTTGCCGATCAATATCGTTGCCGCGCCCTCTATTCAGAGCACCGCAGAAAAGGACTACGACACCTGGACTGTTTCCTTCACCCAAACACTCTATTTGGGGCCGGAGTTACTCAACGATCCCACAGGCCAACCGCTGTTCGCCTGCACTTGGGACGTGTCGAACATCGATGATCCCGGTCAATACAAACCACTGGCGGAGTAGCCCATGTTCGACGCGCTGTTACGCATGCAACTGGGGCCGATTGTCGAGCGCCTGGCAGAGATGGAAGCCCAACTCGAAGACGTGTATCGACGTGCCGAGAGTGTGTGCCGGATTGGCATTTGCCAGGAAGTCGACGCCGCCAGCAACACCTGCAAGGTCAGCCACGGTGAGTTGCTCACGCCGGCGATCCGCTTTTTCAACCCCAGCGCGGGTGCGCAAACCGAAACCCGTATCCCCACCGTGGGCGAGCAGTGCGTGTTGCTCAACTACGGCGGCGGTGAGGGCGGCGCGCAATCGGTGGCGCTGTTCGGCCTCAACAGTGATCGCTTTCCGCCGGTTTCCAGCGTGGCGACGCTCACAAGGCGGCGCCATCAGGACGGCACCCAAAGCGACTACGACGACGCCAGCCATACCTTCAACTGGGTCAACGGCACCACCACGTTCACAGGTTCGCGCGAACAGGTTGAAGCCAGGGTCGGCGCGGCCGGCCTGACGATGAACGCCCAAGGCATCACCCTGCAAGTCGGCGGCACTCTTTTAGTGTTGGATGCGGCTGGCGCGCACTTCAGCGGCCCGGTGGTGGACCACCAGGGCCGAGTCATCAGCCCCCGATAAGGACATCGCATGATCGGAATAGATCGAAACACCGGGGCAGCCGTCGATGACTGGCTGCAGTTCGTGCAGCGCGCCACCCGAGCGCTGACCACACCCGTGGGTACTCGCCAAAAACGCCCGTTGTACGGCTCGATGGTCCCGCAATTGCTCGGCCAAAACCTTGGCGACGACCTGCTGATTCTCGCGCAAAGCCATGCGGCTCAAGCGTTCTATAACGCGCAGAACGGCATCGGCGACTTTCAGCCCCAGGTCATCGTCGCCACCCGCCAGGGCGCAGGCCTGTTGCTGCGGTTTGCCGGCACCTGGAAAAACCGCCAACAAACCTTCGAGGTCGTGACATGAGCATGTTGATCCCCGGCCAGAACCAACTGGCGGAACCGGCCATCATTGCGGTGGATGAGTTCGAACCGTTGCTGGCTGAATTCAAGGCGTTTGTTATCGACTACGTGGCCACCCGAGCGCCGCAAAGCGCGGCCAAACTCAAGGTTAGCCTCGACAATGAAAGCGAGTTGCTGACCCTCGCCCTGGAAGCTTTTTGCGTGCGTTTGCAGACTCACGAACGCAAATACAACGCACGCATCAAGCAGATGCTGGCGTGGTGGGCCACCGGTAGCAACCTGGATGCACGCCTGGCCGATATGGGCCTCGAACGCCAAGTGCTCGACCCCGGCGACCCGGCGGCTTTCCCGCCCGTACCGCCGACGCTTGAAAGCGACGACGACGCCCGCTTGCGTTATTACCTGGCACCGCATGCCCCGGCGGCGGGCTCGCGGATGCAGTATCGCCGAGAGGTGTTCACCCTGGGCGAACGGCCGTCGGTGAACGTGCAGAGCGCCACTCCGGGCGTGGTCACGGTCAGTTACACCTTTGACCCGGACGGCTACGCGGCGCAGGTCAAGGATGGCAATGGGCGTCGAACGGCGCCCGGTGAAGTGATGGTCACCGTGCTCTCCCGCGACGGCGACGGTACGCCATCGGCGGATTTGCTTGACGGTGTTCGTCGCCATTTCGCACGGCCGGATGTGCGGCCCGAGACGGATTTGGTCAGCGTGCAAGCTGCGCAAATCCTGCGCTACAAAATTCGCGTGGTGGCCAGGATCAACGCAGGTCCCGATTCCGGCCTTACTCAAGTCGCCGCGCAGAAACTGCTGCAAGACTACGCAGAGTCGTGTCATCGCCTGGAAGGCCGCGTAGATCCGAGCTGGATCGATTACGCGATCCACAGTGCCGGGGCGGCGCAACTGCAAATCCTTGAACCGCTGGCGCCGATCATCGGCACTGCGTTCCAGGCCCCGTATTGCACGGGCGTCGAGGTGGAGGTGCGCACGCTATGAGTGAGAAAAACACTTTGCTGCCCGCCAACAGTTCGCCGCTAGAGAAGGCGCTGGACCTGGGATTCGGCTATTTGCTTGAGCGGGTGACGCCACCGTTTCCTGCATTGATGGACCCGGCGAACACACGTGATGCATTTTTGCCCTACCTGGCGGTGGATCGTGGCGTCAGCGAATGGAGTACCACGGCGCCTGAAACCGAAAAACGCCTGACGGTGAAACTGGCTTGGCCCACTGCACGTCAGGCCGGCACCCGCCAGGCCCTGGAAAACGCCGCCAAGGGCCTGCAACTGGTGCCCGAGGTGCGCGCCTGGTACGAGCAAGACCCAAAGGGCGTGCCCTATAGCTTTTCCATACGGGCCTACACCGAATTGCCCTACAGCGAAACCATCGACGCGCGGCTCGACCGGCGTTTGGCGGATGCCAAAAGTGAGCGCGACATCGTGTCGATCTCCGTAGGTTTGGGCGTGTCGGGCCGCCACTTCATCGGTGCGCTGACGCTGGGTGGTGAGCTCACCTCAATTTACCCAAGGGTTCTGGCAGGGGCCGAGTCCTCGGGGCGTGTCGTTACGGCGATCGGGCTCTACACCGTCGAAACCACTACCCTTTACCCACAGGAGCACTAAATGGCTGATTACTACACCCTGCTCACCGACGCCGGCATCGCCTATGAAACCGCCTGCAAAGCGGCTGGCGTGCCGGTCAAGCTGACGCAGATTTCCATCGGTGACGGTAACGGCGCCGCTTACAACCCTGACGCCAGTGCCAAGGCGCTCAAACGCGAAGTCTGGCGTGGGCCTCTTAATGCGTTGTTTCAAGATGAAAAAAACCCCAGTTGGTTGATGGCCGAGGTCACGCTGCCTGCGCAGGTTGGCGGGTGGTATGTGCGCGAGGCCGGGTTGTGGACCGACACGGGCATCTTGTACGCCATCGCCAAATATCCGGAGTCTTATAAGCCTGTCTTGGCGGCGTCCGGGACAGGCAAAGAGTTTTACATTCGGGCGATTTTTGAGACCAGTAACGCGTCGATGGTGACGTTGCTGATTGACGATACAGTGGTCAAAGCCACCCGCGCCTGGGTCATCGATTACGTCGCCAAGTCGACCTATAGAAAGTCCGAAGTCGATGCAATGACCGCGCAGGCCACCGAGTCAAATCGTGGTACGGCAAAGGTTGCAACGCAAGTTCAGACCCTTCAGGGGTTGGATGACGCCACCATCATCACGCCTAAAAAGCTGCGCTTAGGGTTTTCTATCTCCTTGGGTGTTAACAGTTACGTGGTCTTTCCAAGTTGGTTGGGTGGTTTGATCCTGCAGATGGGTTACAGCAGCGTCGTAACAACCGAGTCGGTTATTGCTTTCCCTTTAGCTTTTCCAAACCGTTGCCTGTGGGTTTCCGAGTGCGACAACACTGGCGCGAACGGCACTATGAAGACTGTCTGGCAGTTTCGCTCTATTACTGCAACCGGCTTGAATGCGCTGAACATGGGCACGCTTACCAAAGGCTCAAGCACCTTTAACACGACGACCGCGTCAGGTTGTGTCTACTTTGCAATCGGTTACTGAGGTTCAGATGAAGCGTTACTACAGTCAAGAAACGGGATGCACTTACTTGGACGGCCTTCATCAAAGGATGCCCCCGGATGCTGTTTTCCTAACCGAAGAGCTCTATGCAGCGGTTATTCGTGATGCCGGCATCAATACTGTTCGCCGCCATGATGAGCAGGGGTTGCCCTATCTGGTTGACGTCGTGCCCAGTGCTTTCGACCTTGCGCTCGAAGCGCGCAGTTGGCGTGACAATCAACTGACGGCGGTCACCTGGTTGCGCGATCGGCATCGCGATCAACTGGAAATGATGGCGCCTACCACCCTGGACCATGAACAGTACCTGGCCCTGCTGACGTATATGCAGGCGCTGCGCGACTGGCCCCAATCCGCGCAGTTTCCTAACGCTGAACATCAGCCATCAGCACCGCTGTGGCTTGCCGAGCAGGCCGAATAAGCGCCCTGCATTGTCCGGGCAAGTTCTTTAGCCCACTTACGCTTTCACTCAATACCGCGCCAAGCGGTTTTTTTTCGCCTGGAGATCCACACATGTACACCCGCCAAACCTACACCGTCCTCATCCCGTTCCCCATCGGAGGTGGCCATTGGTCCACCGCCGGCCAGGAACTCGAACTGCTCGACGTCGAAGCCTCCGCGCTGCGCACCGCTGGCCGTCTGGAACTGACCAGCGTCCTTAACTCCACCCCCAAGAAGGCTGACTAATCATGGCTGAGGTTTTGAACTTCGAGCACAACGGCATCACCGTGAATGCCACCGAATCTCCCGAGGCCATGGGTGGCCTGGGCGATAACGTGATCGGGCTGGTCGGCACTGCGCCGAATGCGCATGCGTCGATCCCGAAAAACGCGCCGTTTCGCATCAACAGCTTCACCACTCAGGCGCTGCTGGACCCTACCGGCGCTGAAACCGGCACACTGTTTCAGGCTGTTTACCAGATTCTCAAAGTGGTCAAAGTACCGGTTTACGTGGTGATCGTGGAGGAGGGCGCAACCCCGGCCGACACGCTGAACAACGTGATCGGCGGCAACGAGCCGGTCACCGGGCGCAAACTTGGCCTGGCTGCGCTGAGCAGCGTGCCGGAAGACCTGACCATTATTGGTGCGCCGGGCTTCACCGGCACCAAGGCCGTTGCCGGTGAGTTTGCCGCGTTCGGCAAGCGCATCAAGGCGCGTGTGGTGCTGGATGGCAAGGACGCTTCGGTCGCTGACCAAGTGATTTACAGCGGCGAGCTGGGCGGTGCCGACCTCGGCTTCGACCGTTGCCTGCTGGTGCACAACCTGCCGTCGGTGTACTCCAAAGCGGCGAAGAAAAACGTGTTCCTGGCGCCGTCGTCGCTGGCTATCGCTGCACTGGCCAAGGTCAAGCAGTGGGAAAGCCCGGGCAATCAGGTGACGTTCGCCGAGGACGTTTCCCGCGTGGTCGAGTACAACATCCTCGACACCTCCACCGAAGGCGACCTGCTCAACCGCTACGGCGTGAGCTACTACGCGCGCACCATCCTCGGCGGTTTCTCGCTGTTGGGTAACCGCTCGATCACCGGCAAGTTCATCAGCTACGTCGGGCTGGAAGACGCCATCAGCCGCAAGCTGGTCAAGGCCGGCCAGAAAGCCATGGCCAAGAACCTCACCAAGTCCTTCATGGACCAGGAGGTCAAGCGCATCAACGACTGGATGCAAACCCTGGTTGCCGACGAAACCATTCCCGGCGGCAGCGTGTACCTGCACCCGGAACTGAACAGCGTCGAGAAGTACAAGAACGGCACCTGGTTCATCGTCATCGACTACGGCCGCTACGCGCCGAACGAACACATGGTTTATCAACTCAACGCCCGCGATGAAATCATCGAGCAGTTCCTGGAGGACGTTCTCTAATGTTTACCAACCGAATCAGACAGGCCCTTGCGGCCACCCTTCAAGGCCTGCCGTTGTCGGCAACGGTCAATTCGTTCGCACCGCCGAAGATCGACTTCGACATGGAGTCGATGACCGGCGGACGCTTCATCGGCGAAGAAATGGCCAAGAGCGCCAAGGTGCTGAATGCCACCCTGGAGCTGCAAGGTGCAGGGCCGGAAATCATGCTGGCCCTGGGCGTGACCTTGGGTGAGGACATTTTGCTGAACGTGCGCGAAGCCGGTCAGGACCAGGACGGCAAGACGTACTTCACCTACCACACCGTCGGTGGCAAGTTGAAATCCCTGACCGAAACCACGTTGAAAATGGGCGATAAACCGGCCATCACGCTGGAACTCTCCTGCCGCACGTACAGCCGCCTGGAAAACGGCATTCCGGTAATCGACATCGACGTGCGCACCCAGAAGTTCGTGCTCAACGGCGTCGACATCCTCGGTGATGCCCGCCGCGCCGTGCTGATGCCGTAAAGCGCAATGCGCGCCCTGTGGGAGCGGGCTTGCTCGCGATAGCGCCAGGTCAGCCGACACCTGTGCTGATCGACCCACTGCCATCGCGAGCAAGCCCGGCTCCCACAGTGACCGCGCGCGCAGCTTAACGCCGCGCTGCCTTTTAAAACGCTTATCAAGGAATGACCTAATGGCCTGGATGCCACCGCTGCACCGCCTGCTGTCCCCGATCACCGCTGACACCGGCGCGACGATCGAAAAAATCCAACTCAAGCCGCTGTTCTACGCCGCGCAAAAAGACGCGCTGGCCCGCGCCGGTGACGACGAGGACGACCAGTTCTTCGAGCTGGCGAAACTCGCCACCGGCCTGTCAGAAAAAGAGCTCGACCAACTCAAGCGTCCGGACTACGTGAGCATCGCCCAATACGTCCACGAAATGTCGACGCGCCCTGCGTCGTTCTTCCTGGATGAACGCACTGCGGCGAACCACGATCAGCCGGTCCACTTGCTGTTGCCGTTGGCGGCAGCCGGTCGAACCCAGACTGAACTCGCGTTGGAAATGCCCGCCCTGCGCGTGACCAAAGTGATGAAAAAGCTCGCCACCAACAAGGAGCGCGCCGAGTTCATCACCGCGCACTGCACCGGCCTGATGATCCCTGATATCGCCGGCCTGACCGTGCCCGACTGGACGGAACTGCAGGAGCGCATCGACGATTTTTTAAATCAACCGGCGGACTTCTTTCGGAGCGCGACATCGAAGTAATCCTCGATGTGGTACCGCTGATTTATTCGGTCAATGAGGCGGAGATCCTCGACTGGGACGCCGGAAAAGCATTGCGCCGCTACGACATTGCGATCACTCGTCTTGGCGTCAAACAGGAGTAAGCGGGATGCAAGACAAGTATTCGCTCACGTATGCCATGGCCAAGGATGGCCAGCAGGTGTTCGGCAGTGTCGGCGGTGCGATGGACGCCGCCGTCGTCAACGCAGGGGCTTTGGTGCCCGAAACTAGTCGGGCGGCTGCAGCATCATCGGGCGTGGAGTTGGCGCTGGCCAATGCAGGCGTTGAGGTGAATCGCCTCAGCCTGTCCTTGAGCCAATTGCGTGACAGCGTGGATGCGCTGGAAACCTCTTTATTGCCGTTCAAGGCACTGGATGTTCAGCCGTCAAAGACCGCTGAGCAAACCGAGCCCAAGGCTGGCGCTGCATTGACGTCGAGCACGTCAGAGAACCTCAGCCATACCCGCGAATCCCTAAAAGTCGTCACCGCACAGGTGCTCGACCCGGTCGCAGCGCTTCGATCTTCCAACGCCAATCTGTCGCTTGATACGACCACAACGTCGCAAAAGTCGATCAGCGTTCTGCGCGAGGAATCCACTGAAAGCGAAAGTCGCCTTTCCAAAACGCTTGAGCCCGCGCCGATGTTGTTCGAAGGCGCCTGGCTGAAGGCCAAGACCCGGGTGGTGGACGGCGCAAATGACCTCGCCGGCGATTCGCCTGTTGCGGCCAGTGCATTAAAAACGGCAGGCGCCGTGATCATGCCGATGCTTGAAAGTATGGGCGAAACCATCAAGACCCGCGTTACCGATAAAGTGGTCGATGGAACACTCGGTAAGCTGCCGTTCATCGGCAAGCTGTTCAAGGAAGGTGATTCCGAAAAGGGCAACGATAAAGACAGCGATAAAGGCGATGGCAAAGATTGCTGCTGTCCGCCTGCGGCCGAAGCCCCGCGTGGGCGCGAGCGTTTTGGCCCAAGAAACACCGGCAGGAAAACCAACGCAGGCAAGCCGAAACCCGCCCGTTCGCAGGCAGCCGCCAGAACCCCGGCGAAAAAAAACGCTGGCTTTTCCGGGTTGGCCCGCAGTCTGTTTGATCGGGTTGCCAAGCCTTTGAGCAGCTCGCTGGCGGGGTTCACTGGCAACGCTCCCGCTCAGGCTTTACTGCCGCCTGCGGCCGAGCCAACCCGCCGCAAAAGGAATAATGCAGCACGCCAATCGGCGCCAGGCAGAGCGCCGGGGTTGGTCGAAGCGACGGCGCGCAGCGTTGTACCGATGCCGTCCGAAGACCGCGCGAATACTTCGTCCCGCGCCCAGCCAAGCCGCCGCAAGAAGGCTAATGCCGCGCGCCAATCGGCGCCAGGCAGAGCGCCGGGGCTGGTCGAAGCGACGGCGCGCAGCGTTGTACCGATGCCGTCCGAA